TATCCGCAAACAACGGAAGATTAGTAATCAGCGGACTCACGACTGGGCTATACGATCTTTCAAATTTTGAGATGGTAGCCGATATGCCTTGGGTTCCTATAGACCATAATGGGCAGAGGATGAGGACAAGAAGTTTTCTACATAACTATTACGAGTACGAAGATATAAATGCAGTAAACTTAACACACTTTTCCTCTGTAATGATTTTTGATAAAAAAGAAAATTCTGCTGGTTTTGCCCAGCTACCCCCTGTTCAAAATATTAAGCATGACGATAATGATAATATCGCAAAGGCGGGCTGGAACAGAGGCATGGCGAGAAATGGCAATTTTCTTTTAGTGGGTAGTTCACCAGCCAGCATTTATGTGCTAGACTTGGGGTCTAAAACTTTTCATAAGCAGGTTTCTCTAGAGATGGATACAAGGCACGCCATACACGGCTTAGAGATATTAGAAAAATAGCTCGGTCTTACCTATCCTAAAAAAATATACAGAGCAAATATGGGTGTATAATATGGTGTCGGACAGTTTGAGCCTCTTTCAAAAAGCGGCTGGAGCGACACAAGTTCGACAAGCTACCATGCACCAAGTGAAAAGTTTAACATCTTGTGTTTTGTAAATATATTACTTGGTTTTGAAGTGTCGCTCTTTTTTTTGAAAGTTAAGAATGAGTTCAGATATTAAAGTTAAGAAGAGAAATGGCAGGCTTGAAGATGTCAATCTCGACAAGATAAATAAGTGTGTTGAAAGAGCCTGCGAAGGGCTAGATTCTGTAAACCCAAGCGAAGTCGTGCTTGACGCAAGCCTTCAGCTATATAACAAGATAACAACGTCAGACATAGACAAAGCGCTGATTATGTCTGCTCGCTCAAAAATAGAGCAAGAGCCTAACTATAGCTACGTTGCCTCTAGACTTTTGCTCAACAGCCTCTACAAAGAAACATTCGGCAAGAGCGTTAACGGTGATTTCGATCCAGAGTATAGAAGTCATTTCATTAAGACCATCAAGCATCTTGTAAAAACAGAGAAGCTTTCGGAAAGATTGCTTGAATACGATCTACAGCTTCTGGCCGACAAGCTTGTCCCAGAGCGAGACGATTTGTTTAAGTACCTTGGCATACAGACTCTTTACGACCGCTACTTCATTCATGAAGAAGGTAGAAGGATGGAGAACCCTCAATCTTTCTACATGAGAGTTGCGATGGGTCTTTGCTTGCAAGAAGAGAACAAAGAAGAAAGAGCCGTTGAAATCTACAACATGATGTCTGAGTTTAGATACTCTCCATCTACTCCAACGCTTTTTAACAGCGGAACCATTCACTCACAGTTGTCCTCTTGCTATCTGAGTACTGTACATGACTCAATAGACGGTATCTTTGGGACAATACACAACCAAGCAAGACTTTCTAAATACGCTGGTGGTCTTGGCGTGGACTGGACTCCAACACGATCTACAGGTTCTTATATTAAAGGAACTAATGGCCAGTCTTCAGGACTTATACCTTGGCTTAAAATATTTAATGATACGCTTGTAGGTGTGAATCAAGGAGGTAAACGGAAAGGCGCAGGATGTGCCTACCTAGAAGTATGGCATCTCGATGTAGAAGACTTTCTAGACCTGAGAAAAAATACTGGAGATGATCGCAGGCGATGTCATGATATGAACACAGCCCTTTGGATTTGCGACGACTTCATGAAGGCCGCGCAGAAAGATAAAGATTGGTACTTATTTGACCCATCAGAGTTTCCACTACTGCACGAAACCTATGGAAACCAGTTTTCAAAAGAGTACAGAAAAGCCGTAAGGCTTGCTGAATCAGGGAGTGTTAAGAACTTTCGTGTGGTTTCTGCAAAAGACCTATGGAAAAAGATGCTCAAGTCGTTGTATGAAACAGGGCATCCTTGGATAACTTTTAAAGATCCTTCCAACATCAGATACAGTAATAGGCACGAGGGCGTAGTTCATTCGTCAAACCTTTGTACTGAGATATTGCTACACACCAAGCCTACAACTTATAAAGATGGCGAAGTCGAAGAAGTTGGAGAGACAGCGGTTTGCAACTTGGCTAGTATCAATCTAGAGAACCACGTTAAGGTTCGCTCGATTGACTGGAAAAAATTACAGCAAACAATAGAAGTAGCAGTCCGTGGTCTGGACAATGTTATTGACATAAATTTCTACCCAACCAAAGAAGCCCAAAACTCAAACTTGAGAAACAGACCTGTTGGCCTCGGAGTAATGGGAACTCATGGCCTACTGCACAAACTCAAGATCAATTACGATTCGCAAGAAGCAATTGATATGTGCAACAAAATTCAAGAGTTTGTTTCTTATCATGCAATATTAACCTCGTCCAAGCTAGCAAAGGAAAGAGGCCATTATGAAAGCTATATGCACTCATCGTGGAGTTACAATAATCTGCCAATAGATACGTATTGTACACTCATGAACTCTAGAAAGGGTACTGACTCATATAAGCCAAAGGACTTCGAGACTCTTGAATGGGACAAGGTAAGAGACCATATAGCAGAGCATGGGATGAGAAATTCAAATGTGATGGCCATAGCTCCTACGGCTACCATATCTTACATTCAGGGATGCTCTCAATCTATTGAGCCAGACTATTCAGTGCTGTTCGTTTATTCGACCCTTAGCGGCGAGTTTACAATGATAAATGAGCACTTTGTAGACATGGCTAAGAAGAAAGGCATTTGGTGCAAGGAACTTGTGGAAGCTCTTAAAGCCGCTGACGGAGATGTCATGGCTATAGACTTGCCAGAAGAAATACAGAACCAGTTCAAGACTGCGTTTGATGTCAGTGCGGAGGTGCTGATTGAAGCAGCTGCGGCTAGGCAGAGATGGATTGACATGGGACAATCTTTCAATCTTTACAACAAAGGTACTAGCCTTAAATATCTAAATGATATATACATGAAGTGTTATGAAGACGGTCTTAAGACTACCTACTACCTAAGAAGCAAGGCGGCAACTAGACTAGAAAAGTCTACAGTTAGCTCCACTAGTGAGGAGTCTCAAGAAGTACCAGAAGACTTGAGTCAAGTTAAGGCTTGCTCTATTAATGATCCAGATTGTGAGAGTTGTCAGTAATGAGTAAAAGTAAAGAAATAATTTCAGACAAGGTTGCTGTTGTAAATCAAATCCTCCCCCATACAAATAAATGGGCATGGGATTTATTCATCGACGGAGCCGCGAATAACTGGATGCCTACAGAAATATCTATGGCTAAAGACATAGAGCAGTGGAGATCTAGTTCTTTAACAGAAGATGAGAAGCTGGTAGTTAAAAGATCATTAGGCTTCTTCGCTGGTTCGGAATCTCTCGTAGCTAACAATCTACTGCTAAGCATCTTCAAGTACGTCACAGACGCAGAGTGCAGGCAGTACATTCTCAGACAGGCCTACGAAGAAAGCCTTCACAACCTGACTGTGGTTTACGTATGTGACTCACTGAACTTAGATATAGATGAAGTCTACCAAGCATATAACTCAATCCCTAGCATCAAGTCTAAGGATGAGTTCCTGATGAACATCACCAGCGATATTAACAGACCAGACTTCAACATCAATACGATTGAAGGCAAGAGAGAATTTCTGAGGAATATCATCACATATTATATAATCTGTGAAGGGATATTTTTCTTCTCTGGATTTGCTATGCTACTTTCTTTCAACAGACAAAACAAACTGCCGGGAATTGGCGAGCAAATCCAATACACTCTTAGGGACGAAAGCCTACATATCAAATTTGGGACGACTCTTATCAACAGACTAAGAGAAGACAATCCAAAGATTTGGACTAAGGCTATGGAAAAAGAAACCATCGAGCATATAGACACCGCTATGGAGCTTGAACTAGCTTACGCTAGGGACGTTCTTCCGAACGGTATCTTAGGACTAAATGCAGACATGTTTATTGACTATGTTCAGTTCATAGCTGACAGAAGGCTTACAAACCTGAATCTTCCATCACCATATGGCGATGCAAAAAATCCTTTTCCTTGGATGAGTGAAATCATTGACTTGGAAAAGTGTAAGAACTTCTTTGAAACTCGTGTCACTGAGTATTCTGTAGGGAACATAGAGGATGATTTTTAATGAGTAACTACAATTTTTTTGAAACCAAACTACTTCATGAATCAGCTAAACATCCAAGCAAAGGTCATATCAACGATGCTGGATGGGATTTATACTCCTCTGAAACGGTGAGCATACCCGCAGGAGCTACGGTGCTAGTATCAACTGGCGTAGCTATGGCCATCCCTAAAGGCTATGCAGGCTTAATCTGGGACAGGTCTTCTATGGGCGTAAAAGGCATTCATAGGCACGCAGGTGTTATAGACTCTGGATACAGAGGCGAAGTAAAAGTATGCTTACACAATACAACTCAGGAAACTTATCACGTAGAAAGAGGAGATAGAATAGCTCAACTCTTGATACAAGAGTCTCCTACGTTTGTACAACACGCAGTAAGCGAATTAGACTCTACGAGCAGAGGTGATGGAGGCTTTGGTTCTACAGGTAAATAAATGACCAGAAGACGAAGCAAAAAGAAAGAAAACAGAACTTATTCATTTGTAACACTAGAGCCTAAATCGTATAACCAGAATCTTTACGTTAGCTCTATAGAAAAGAACGACATTACATTTTGCA